TTTACGGGTATAACTCGGATGTGTACGCAACCACGACCTACAACAAGATGTGGGCGGGTTCGTTTGACTATGTGTATGCTTTGAATAGCGATTGGCTGACCGATGCCGAATCCGAGTGGCTCATTGAAATGGTCAGAAGCGGACAGGTGTGGTTGGAACTGGACGGACAACTTGTGGAAGCGGTGGTGAACGCCAACCAGTATCAATTTGTAACCAGACGGAACGACCGCCTCACGCAGTTGCAGATTGAGGTTGCGGTTGCTTACGATAACTCCATTTTATGAGCGTCACCCTAATCGCTTACCCGCTCAACGATAGCAACACCGAGGTCCCCTATGTTTTGGACACCATGGGCGGGACCGACATTGCGGTAACTTATAGCATCGGGGATATTGAGGATGTGACCAAGCAGCGGGGGTCGTTCAGTAAGACGATAACCCTGCCCAACACCCCGACGAATCGGGCCTGCTTTGCGTATGCCTACAACATCCAATCCTTCGTGGGGGGATTCCAACCCAACAAGCGGATTCGTGCCGCAATGTGGGAGGATGGCGTGCAGGTGTTCAGCGGCGTGCTGCAACTGCTTAGCATGAGCAAAACCAAGGGAACAGTCACCTACGAGGTGGGGTTGTTCACGGACAATGTGTCCCTGTTCAAAGCCATTGAGGGGAATATGCTCGTCAACACGGCGGGCGTTACGGGCATGAACCACACGCCCACGAGCGGCCATGTGAGCGGAACCTGGACGGCATCGGGTGCGTTGAGTAGCGGGTATGTTTACGGGGTTGTGGATGCGGTTGGATTTAGCGACTTGACCCAAGGGAACTTGGTAGCAGGGTGGTGGCAGTTGGGGCCAAGCATCTATGTCAAGAAAATGGTGGACCTCATCTTCGCCCAAGCGGGATTCAGGTACTCGTCAAACTTCTTCAACTCGTCCCTATTCAACAAGTTGGTCATCCCATACGCAGCGGGGACCATGCCCGTCAACCTATCGGGGTCCAATATCTTTGCCCAAGCCACGGGGAACACGGCGAGTTTTATTAAGAATGCCAACCAAACGCTCGCATTCCCGAAAGACACCCCTGCACCGTTCTACGATAACCCAGGCTATTGGGTGGCATCATCCAGCACCTTCGTCGCTCCTGCACTCCCGACCCGTTGGAATGTGGATGTGACCCTATCCGTGAGTGGATCTTTTGCGCAAACCATCAATCAGTTTCGGTGCAATATGTCCATCCGCAACATCACCAACTCCGAGGACATTGCAGTAATTACGGGCATATCAGCAGACATAAACAAACAGTTCACCGTCCGCTTTGAGAATATAACCGTCCCCGCCAACATTACGGCGAATGTCGGGTTTGTCATTACTGCTGACACTTTTAGTTTGACGCAGAACTTCCGTGTTCTTTCGGGTGCAACGATGCAATGGACTTGCTTGGAGAACCCGTTGGGTATCGGGGTGCTAGATATGCGGACGGCTATCCCTGCCGATGTCAAGCAGTCGGACCTCCTGCAAGATTTGCAGAAGATGTTCAACCTTCAATTCATGCCCGATTCGCAGGACCCCAAACTCCTGTACATTGAACCTTGGAAGGATTTCTACTCATCGGGTTCCTTGGACTGGTCGCAAAAATCGGATGAGAACGCAGAGCAGGTGCTGACCAATGGCGACCCGAATGCCTACACCAATATAGTGTTCAAATACAAGGACATGGGGGACTATTTGTCCAAAACCTATAAGCAGTCCTACCCGCTTGCAAGGGAAGGCTACGGCGGGCGAATCTTCAACACCTCCAACTTCTACGGCAAGGGCGATAAGGTGGTGGAAACGCTTTGCGGGACTTTGATACCTGCATCGTTTGCGTCGGATAAGATTCTTGGCCGTACTTGGGATTTGGAGGGAACTCGGTTGAGTGGAAGTATCAAGCCTTTGCAAACGGGCTACCGAATTGCCCAATACAACCGCATCACGGGTCAGTCCCCTTGGTTCTATTGGTACGGGATTGAAGAAGATGGATTTGCTACGATAGCGGCTACAACCGACCTCCCCTTCATATCTCACATTGACAACCCCTACTCCCCGAATGTGGACTTGGCCTTTGGTCAGCCTCGCTTGGTGTACTACAATGCGGTTAACGCAAGCGGCAACCCATACGCCTACACCAACAACAACTTGTATAACACCTACTGGCTGAACTACATAAACGAGACGGTATCCCAAGAGGCATTGCAGTTAGAACTCACGATGCTGCTATCAAGCGTGGACATCTACCAACTTGACTTCCGCAAGCCCGTGTACTACGGCGGCATCCGTTGGCGGTTGCTGGAAATTCGGGACTACCTCGTCGGGCAGATGAAGCCCTGCCGAGTAACCTTGCGCCGCATCCTCAACCTTGCGGACTTTGCCGCAACCACGACCACACCAATCGCAAACGACCCGTCGGCCTTGTTTAATGGCCCCATTGACCCCGACCCTGTGGACCCAGGGTATGAAGCCCCCGTAAACCCCGAACTACCCTCCGAAGGATAACCATGGCAGATGTAACCAAAGAAATTGCACTTGAGGTAAGCCTCAAGGATAGCACAAGCGCAGGAACGCAAAGCGCAAAGCAGCGTCTGCGGGAATTGCAGAAGACCCTTGCGGATATGGCCCTCGCAGGGCAAGACGGGACCAAAGCGTTCCGTGAAATGGAGAAAGAAGCGGGAAAACTGAAAGACCAAATCGGGGACACGCAGCAGCGGATTAAGAACCTCGCCTCGGACACCCGAACCATTGACACCTTCGTCGGGGCCATTCAGGGTATCACGGCGGGATTCCAAATCGCCCAAGGTGCAGCGGCACTATTCGGAGCGGAGGAAGAAGAACTCCAAAAGTCCTTGGTTAAAGTCCAAGCGGCCATGGCCCTCGCTAACGGGGTGCAACAGGTGGCCAACCTGCTGAACAAGGATAGTATCTTGATAACCCAAGGCCAAGCAGCGGCGCAGGCATTGTACGCCGTAGCCGTTGGAACCAGCACGGGTGCATTGAAGGCGTTCCGCATTGCTCTTGTTTCAACTGGTATCGGTGCGATTATTGTGGCAATCGGACTACTCATTGAGAATTGGGATAAACTCACCGCAGCGGTTCGTCGCTACCTCAACCTGCCCGACCCGAAGCAAAGGGCGGCGGAGCAGGCCATGGCCCTGCAAAGGGAGGAGGCGCAACTGGAGCAGTACCGCCAAGCATACGATAGGCACACCGATAGCCTCATTGCTGCGGACAACAAGCGCAAAGCCCAGCAGGAGCAACGCCGCAAGGACGAAGAAGCGGCCACCAAGCAACGCCTGCTGAAACTCCAAGAGGAAAACAACGCCATTATCAAATTCGTGGAGGACTTGAACCTTACTCTCTACGAGATGGAACTGGACCGCATCATGAAGCAGGACCAACTCCAAGAGGACCAAATGCTACGCAACCGTGATGCGTATCTGCGGAACATCAAAATGCGCAACGATGCCGAAGCCAAGTCAGCAGCGGGGCAGGCACAACGGGAAGCGGACCTCGCCGCCCTTCGTGAGCAGTATGTCGGGCAGTCCTTCGCCGTCATCGGAGATATTATCCAAGCGAGTGCAGGCAAGAGCGAGGAAGCCCAACGGCGGGCCTTCAATGTGTCCAAAGCGGCAAGCATCGCCCAAGCCCTTGTCAGCACTTACCTTGCCGTCAACTCGGCCTTGGGAATGGACCCAACAAAATTGGTCTTCCCAGGCCAGCGGTTTGTTGAGGCGGGTCTTGCCCTTGCCGCAGGTCTTGCGAATGTGGCCAAGATTAAAGCGACCCAATTCCAAGGGGGTGGAGGAAGCGCACCAGGTGGGAGCGTTATGGGTGGAGCATCGGGTGCAAGCATGACCCCGCCGCCCATCTTCGCCAACCCGCAAACGACCAACCTCGGAACGGGCGACCTGTCATCGGGTCAGGGTCAGCAGAACCAACCCATGCGGGCCTATGTGGTGGAGCGTGACATTCAGCAGACGACCAGCAGGGTGCGCCGCTTGTCCGAATTTGCAACATTAGGCTAACCGTTACACTTGCTTACATGGAACTTCCCGTGTACCGAATGACCGTGGACGAAGTGGACGAAGGCGTGCAGTTTGTCGCCCTCGTTGATATGCCCGCCATTGAGAAACCCTTCCAAGCCTTTGCCAAGACCCCGCAGAGGTTTGCCGAAACGGGAGAACGCCGTGTGCTGACGGGACCGCTCATGCTGGCCGATACGCCCATCTATCGGAAGGACGACACCTACGGGGAGTACTATGTGGTTTTTGACAAAGCCACCATCCGTAAAATCGTGCAGAAGTACTTCAAACAGGGCAACCAGCACAATGTGAACGCTTACCACAACGCCGAACTGGATGGCGTGTTCATGTTTGAATCCTACATCACCGACACCGAGCGTGGCATCCTTGCCCCCAAAGGCTACGAGGACACCCCCGACGGGTCTTGGTTCGGGTCGTTCAAAGTGGAGAACGACGAAGTGTGGGAGAACCGCCACGCCTTCAAGGGTTTCTCCGTGGAGGGGCTATTCGGGATGAAGAACACAGGCACGGAATTAGAGGTCGCACTTGCGGGCCTCGCAGACGATTTGACCAACTTTTTGCAACATATCAACCCAACCTACAAATCCCTTTAATCTATGAACCTAAAATCAGCCATTGACACTTTGCGGACTGAACTCCGCAAGTTCACAACCCAAAAGCAAGCCTTCGCCGACTACAAGTTGGTGGATGGTACTGTTGTCCGAGTGGACGGCGACCTCGTTGCAGGTACCGCCGTGTATGTAATAACCGAGGACGAAACCCTCCCCGCCCCCGATGGCGAGCATCAAGTGGAAGGCGTTGGTGTCATCAAGACCGAAGGTGGCAAAATCACCGAAGTTGTCGTAGCCGAAGCCCCAGCACCTGCCGAGGAAGTCGCCGTTGCTGCTGAAATAACCCCCGAAGTTGCAGGCGAAGTGGTGAGTGAAATCGCCGAAGGCTATCCGATGGTGGATCCTGCGATGGTGGAAGAAATCGTCAAGAAGCACTTGGTGTCCATCATGGAGGAACTCAAAGCCGCCTACGCTGAGATGGGCAAAATGAAAGACAAGATGGCCGCATTTGCAAGCCAAATAGAAACCATGACCGACATCGTAGAAAAGGTTGCAGAACTCCCATCGGAAGCCCCGAAGCCAACCGCCTCCGCTATTGTGGAGCAACGCAAAGCATCAGCCGCTCAAAACTTTGCGGCCATCGCACAATCAATCCAAACTCTTAAAAACTCCAAATAACCTTAACCCCCTAAAAACAAAATCATGGCATTTTCTTTCGGAAACCTTTCAGCCTACACCGACCAACAAAGGCTGCCCCTCATCACCAAAGCGGTCTTTGCCGCTCGCTCTGCTGCCCTGTTCACCAAGCAGGTGGGCATCAAGTCAGCCGCCGCCCTCAACCTAATGGACACCGATGCAAACATCGGGTCAGGAACCGTCTGCGGTTGGTCTGCAACAGGCAACACGACCTTCAGTCAGCGTAACATCACCGTCGGCGTGATGAAAATCCAAGAGGCTCTTTGCCCTCGCTCGCTGGAACAGTACTGGATGCAGTCCCAGTTGACTGCTGGCAGCCAATACGACGGCGTTCCATTTGAGCAAGCGTTCAGCGAGCAGAAGGCTCTGCGTATCGCCGAAGCCTTGGAAACCGCCATTTGGCAGGGTAACTCCTACTTCAGCGGTGTAAACCAGTTGCTGAACGCCGCATCGGGTTCTACCGTTCTTGCCAACGCTTCCAGCACCACTTGGAATCCAGTATCGGCTTCCGTTGGTATTACGACTTCCAATGTCATCAGCATCTTTGACAAGGTTTACAACGATATCCCACAGGCTATCTTGACCCGCAACGACCTCGTAATCTTCTGCGGATGGAACAACTTCCGCACCTTGATTGGAGCCTTCAAAGCCAACACTGGTGTGATGTATAACCAGGTTGACCTCCAAGGTTTGGCCGATGGTGACATTGTTTACCCAGGCACAAATGTCCGTGTAGTTGCCGTCCCAGGTTTGACTTCTACCAACCGCATCGTCTGCACCTACCTCGGCAACCTGTTCTACGGAACCGACTTGCTGAGCGACGAGGAAAACTTTGAGTTGTGGTACTCCAAGGACAACGATGAAGTCCGCTTCCAAGCCGCCTTCAAAGCAGGTGTGCAGTTTGCGTATCCCGACTTGATGGTTGACTTCAAACTGGCCTAAGTGTAAGGGGGGAGGGAAACTTCCCCCCGCTTTTTTAGTCTAACATAACCCTCTAAAAATACACTATGTCTTGTTCCTTAACTACGGGCTACGCCCTCGGATGCCGTGACGCCGTCGGCGGTATCAAAACTATTTATGTCCAAGCGTTGAACGCTACAGGCTCCGTGAACACGAACGGCAGCGGCTTGGTAACTGGATTCACGCCTGCCTCGGTATCGGGGTCTTGGTTTGAATACGACTTGACCAAGGCGACCTCTTCAATGACGGAAACGCTGAACGCAAGCACCGAAAACGGCACTTTGTTCTACACGCCCGAAGTGACTTTCACCATCAACAAGTTGCAGACCTCCGTCCGTAATGAGTTGCGCTTGTTGGCTCGGAATCGCCTCTTGGTCATCGTCCTTGACAACAACGGACGCTATTGGTTGCTTGGTGCTGCGAATGGCTTGGAAGCCTCCGCTGGAACCGCTGGAACTGGTACTGCATTCGGTGACCGTTCAGGCTACGAAATGACGCTGACGGGTATGGAACCCGATGCAATGCTGAACATCGCAGCCGCAACTTTCTCCGCTTCCACGACCCAAATAAGCGGTTCGTAAGTATCTTTGACCTGCGGGTTCTCATACTCCCGCATGGTTTAGTGGTTAGGGCCATCTCTCACGGGGTGGCCCTTTTTTTTTGTACCTTTGGGCATGAGAATTTGCATCGTTTACAACGCCCATCCGACGGGGTGTTCCTTCTACCGCTTGGAGATGCCAAACGCATATCTTGGCGACAACTTCACGGAGTTTGACTATGTGTGCGTGGACAACATTGCCAATGTCAA